GCGGTGTTCCAGCAGGGGATAGAATGGGTCGTGTACTCGGTGCTCAGACTGACGCTAATGTTATGAATATTTTAGGTAATACTCTTTATGGTCAGACTGAAAGAACTGCTAAAGCTGAACTAGCACGTCAAGCTGCTGCAGCACAGCTCAAAGCTAACATCGATATGGCTAAGGAGATGAGTCTTAATTCTCAAGTTGCTGGGCTTAATATTGCTCAAAATGCTGCTCAAAATATGGGTCAGGCTATGTCTCAGCGCAATATGTTTAGGTACTTCTAAATTATGGCCAGTTCTCGTGGCACGAATGTTGGTTCTCTTAACCCTCTTAATGCTGCCCGGCGAAACAATTATGTAGATACTACTTCTCAGAAAATTCTGAATCCTGCATATGTAGCGTCACAACAGACAGCTACGCCAGGATTTGCACCAGCTCCTGAGGGTATGGTATGGGATGTATATAGTCAGAGACTTGTTCCTGCTGGGACTCGACAAGGATTTAAAACGAGGCTTGGTGGAATTGCGGATTTCGTTACGGGTGGTATTGCTGGTTTATATGGAGGAACAGGGACTGATTGGGATCGTCTAGGACAGGGGCATGTTGGAGCTAATGTTGATGCGTATGGACGTCCTGTCCAAGCAGGGGAGTTATATGGATCTTTGAAAAAAATACCACAGATGATCGATAACCCAAACTATGATCCGAATGCTGTTTTACAGAGTCAGAATGCACTCCCTGATAGACTTTTAAGGAATTCAATACTTGGCAACGCAGCTGGGCTCGCGTTAGGAAAAGTAGCGCAAATTGGTCAACTTGGGAAGATGGATAAATATTTACAAATGGCACATAAATATAATGCTGCTGCTAATTTACAAGGTCATCTTTTCGATGTGAATCAGATGGATCATTATGTTAAGTCAGATATTGGCCAAGCAGTAGTAGCTGAAAAGTATGCTGATGCAAAGTATAAGAGACAGCTGGGTATAGCTGCACAGCAACAGGCTGCAAATGAATTTGGTGCTTTAGGTATTCCAACAGGTAATCCTTATCCTGTAGCAACCACTATTGCTTCTTAGTTTATTCCTAGCAGAATTATCTCAGATAGAATTAATACAATATTCGCTTGAAAAGGGTAATTAAAAGATATGGCTTATGAGTATGACAAACCAAAGGCACCGTCGATTATAAGAAAAGAGGGTGATGATGATTATGAAATTGGTGGTGTTCGATACAATATATCTCCTGAGTTAACAAATCAAGTTGCGATGAATCAGCTTGCGGCTGATCAAGCTCGATTCAATATGCAGACTGCTGCTGAGATCGATAAAGATATGAGTGCATGGGCAACAACTCAGCAAAAAGATCTTGAAGACGCGTTAAGTCTTAATCGACAGGAGGAATATCAAACAGTTAGCCTACAGGATCGGGAGTTAGAAAGAGTAAAAGCACAAGAAGCTCGAGCTACTTTAGCGGAAGAAGGATTCCAAACTCGAACAACTGCTGCAACAACTGGACAACAGACACGATTAACTCAGGAGCAGGCAGCAGCACAAGATAGGCAACTACAAGCTGAAAAGTTCCTGGGAGAAAGAGCATCGATTGGTGCAACTGGACAACAGGATCGTCTAACTCGTGCTGAAGAAGGGGTTCAAACTCGACAGACTCAGGCTGAAAGAGGAGTAATTGAGCGCACATTTGAACAAACTCGTGCTGCTGAAGAGCGAGCAACTGTTGCTGCTCAAGCTGCGCAGGAAAGAGAGACTCAGGCCGAGCGCTTTATGGGAGAAAGAGCGTCGATTGGTGCAACTGGTGAACAGGAACGTGCAACTGAAGCAGTTCGTCAGGAGCAGGCTAGGGAGACTCAGGCCGAGCGCTTTATGGGAGAAAGGGGACTAGCTGAGACAGCTGGAGTACAAACACGATTAACTGCACAAACTCAAGCTGCTGAAGCTAGGGAGACTCAGGCTGAGAGATATGCAGGAGAAAGGGGTTTAGCTGCAGCAACTGGAGAGCAAGCACGGTTAACTCAGGCACAAGGATTAACGATTGGTGGACAACAAACACGAGAGACTCAAGCCGAAAGATATGCAGGAGAAAGGGGTTTAGCTGCAGCAACTGGAGAGCAAGCACGATTAACTCAGGCGCAGGGATTAACGATTGGCGGACAACAAACACGAGAGACTCAAGCTGAGAGATATGCAGGAGAAAGGGGATTAGCCGAAACCACTGGTCGAGAAACGAGACAAACTCAAGCTGAGAGATATGCAGGAGAGCGTTCTGTAGTTGGGGAAACTGGAGAGCAGGCTCGTCAAACCCAAGCTGAGAGATATACAGGAGAAAGAGGTTTATTAGAAACCGGTGGTGCGGAAGCGAGACAAACCCAAGCTGAGAGATTTGCAGGAGAAAGATCAATTGTTGGGGCAACTGGAGAAGAGACACGTCAAACTCAAGCTGAAAGATATGCGGGAGAAAGGGGATTAACGGAAACAACTGGAAGGGAGGCCCGTCAGACCCAAGCTGAAAAATACGCAGGAGAAAGGGGATTAACGGAAACAACTGGAAGGGAGACACGTCTCACAGCTGCAGAAACTGGTCGGCAAACACGTCAAACTCAAGCTGAGGGATTAAGAATTGGTGGAGCAGAAACACGTCGAACTCAGGCTGAGAGGTATACAGGAGAAAGAGCATTAGAAAGTACTAGAGGACGAGAAGCTAGAGCATTGACTAGGGAAACTGGAAGGGAAACTCGTCGTACAGATGAGCAAAGAGAACAATTCCGTCGCTATAAGGAGGATAGGGATTACAGTCAAGCAGTCGCCGCTGCTCGTGTATGATTGAATGGCTTAAAAGTCTTACCGTTAAAGATCGGGAGTCTTTTCTCGCTTTTTGTAAGCAAGCTCGTAGTCCGATTCAAATGTACTTGTATGCTCGATTTCTCGGGTTCACTGGCAGCATTGTGAATTGTGATCAATGGGCATTGAAGAAATTTAAAAAACGTAATTTTCAAGAGGTCTTAGAGTCCGAAATTGACCTAATGCAGCAAGATATTTCTAACTTAAGAGACGGTATTCAAATGGGTATGGTGAAGCAAGATATGGGCACTGCCAGGATTGCGATGTTGCAGAAAGAATTAAGAGGTACAATTAAGCAGTTGACTGATGAGAAAGTATTACTCGACAAACAAGGGTTGATTCTTGCTGGTGCAGATAGAGCTTTACGTGAGATGTTAACAATATTCAGGGATGATCCAATTGAAGGACCCTTATCTGAAGCTTCTATGGGTGTTTGGACTAAAATTTTACAAGAAGAATCTTAGGCGTTAGCACGCTATGCTACGCCAATGGCAGGCACAAGTATTTATAGCGTCTATCGACGTACTGCACGGGCTGCTGCTAAACAGCAAGTAGTTAAAAAAACCTCTCTTGTTGACATTGAGAGGGCTCGTGAAGACTTTGCATATTTCTGTGATGTAGTTGGTAATAAACCTCCTGCTGAGCATCATATACAATGGCATAAATATTTATGTACAGGGGAGAGCAGCTCCTGTTTAATTGGTATTGCTGGTCCAAATATAGATATTTTGGCTCCACGGGGTTCGGCAAAGTCAACAGTACTCGGCTTATTTACAGCTTGGTCAATTGGTGTTCATGCGTTACGTAGAATGCCGTTGAAGATTTTATATATTTCATATACTGTTGATGTTGCACGACCAAAGAGTGCCGCAATTAAGAGAATTATTGATGAGAATAAAATTTATAGAGAAATTTTTCCTACAGTAAAAATTGCTAAAGGCATTAATTCTAATGAATACTGGAGTATTGATTGGAAATTTGCTGGAATTAGATCTACAGGTGAAGAAGAATTCAGTGTTTGTTGTGCGGGTTTAAAAGGCGCTGTTACTTCAAAACGATCTCATTTATGTATTATTGATGATGCGATCAAAAGTGCAGATGATATAAAGAATAGGGATATTCGTCAAGCAATGGAGGATAACTGGAATGCGGTCATTGTTCCAACGATGTTTGAAGGCGGTAGAGCAGTTTGTCTCGGAACTCGCTTCCGCCACGATGATATTCATAACAGCACTTTTACTCCTGCAAATGATTGGGTGCAGATTATTCAATCTGCTATTACAGTTGATAAACAAGGGGAGGAAATATCTTATTGGCCAGATATGTGGTCTTTGGACTATCTTCGTGATCGGAGAAGACAAGCTCCAATTGCCTTTAGTTTTCAGTATCAGAATCAGATTGTTCAGACTAGTGAATTATCTATTTCACCTGATCTGATTGTTAAAGGGGCAATCTCAACGCAGTTTGATGCTATGGGGGTTGGAGTTGATTTGTCTGCTGGTGTTAGAGAACAGAATGATTATACAGTTTTTGTAATGGGCGGTCGTATCGGCAATAAAGTTCATATTATTGATTGTAAACGACTTCGGATTATGGGTAATTTAGAGAAACTAGAGAGTCTTATGGAAATGATGGAGGAGTGGGGAGTTATTCATCACGATAATAAAAACTATTTCGCAACAGGAAACGCTGTTCATATCTGGTCGGAAGCTGTTGCTTATCAAGCTTCATTAGAAGCTGATTTTAAACGGATATGTCAGGGTGAACATGGTCTTTATAATTTAATTTGGCATGCTGTTAAGGGATTTCGAGGGGATAAAGTTGCACGTTTTAGGGGAATTATGGGTTTATTTGAACAGCGCAGAATTGTCTTTAATAAATATCGTAAATTTGGCCCATTAACAGATGAGATAGTGAATTTTGGAGTTAGTTCTCATGATGATTGTGTAGATGCTCTGGTATGGCTATGTAATGGACTAATGTCTAAAGGAAAACTAGAGTTAGAGTATTGACGATTTAAACTGGAAAGATCACCTTCTAATGTCAACCAGCTATTACACTCTAGAGATTGAACAGGATGCTTATGGTTCTGTTGTTATTCCGCTTCCCGATGAAGTTTGTCATGACATGGCTATTCAGCCAAGCGAACGATTCGATGTTGAAGTTGAGGATGACGTTATTACACTCAAACGTTTACATGCTGGGTACAACATTGACGCATAGTTTAATTACTGAATACTCATGAGCGATAGTACTACTAAGTCTGAGCTTGACGAACTTCTTAAAGCGGTAGTCAACCGCGATGGATCTGGGTCAGCTGACACAATGTTGATTAATGCTCATTTGTCCCAGATGAAGATGTTTGGGATACGTCAGGGTGTTGAGTTTTATCCAGAACAAGATAATTTTGGATCTCAAAGGTTTGATTTTATTCAACAAGTTATAAAATTTAATAAATTAGATGCCAGACTCGATTCGATATGGGATCGTTTTTTATCTTATGGAAAAGGTCTTTTCTATATTCGTCCGACACAAAAAACTTATCGTCTTTACTGGTTTGATAAAGATGCTTATCGCACTTACTATACTCCAGAGGGTGAGTTAGAAGAAGTAGTTATTATTTATCCTTATAAGGTTAAGTCTTCTAAAGGGTTTAAAGGTGTTGGGTTAAATACTGATAAGCGGTATATGCGATTGCGTATAACTCCACAAGAAATTGAAGAGTTTCATAGTGAGCAGGAGATATCATTTGACAACGAGAATACTGATTTTACTACTTACGACAAAGAAGTTTATGACAACACTATGGAGTTTATTCCATGTGTAGAAGTTTTTAATAATCCTGATGCATTTGGTACTGACGGGGCTGGTGAATTTGAATGGTTATCTACTCAGATAATTGCTCATGATGAGATGGTGAAAAATATTAGAGCAAATTTATCGTTCTTTGGGAATCCAACTTTACTTTCTTCTCGACCAAAACAAGATATTATTGAGCAGAATTCAGATGATACAGCTCAACGTCCTAGCATTTCAAGTCAATCTGGTTTCCAATCTGAGTTTAGTCTTTCTAGTTCTACTTTTAAACAAGATCCATCATCTCGTAATCAGCCTGGTTATATAGGAAAACCAGGTAGTGGTTATCGTGTTCCTCGTGTTATTGCGAATCTTGAACCTACAGATCGTGTCGGTTTTATTACTCCTAATGCAGTAAGTACAGATCAGGCTCGTTATTCAGAGCAGCTGAGAAGTGAGATAAGACTTGCTTTAGGTGGTATTGATGATTTAAGTATTACTAATGTAACTGCAACAGAGATTAAATCTGCTTACGGTCGAGTTAGTGCTACAGCTAAGAAGAAGTGTTTACAGCTTTATACATATGGTATTTGTAAGTGCTTTGAGTTAATGATTTTCCAGGAAGAACAAATTTTCCGTAAATCCTTAGCTTATAACGCTGGAATAAAATATCCCATACCTCCTGAGAATCCTGATGATGAAGCTGAATATGAAAAGTATGTAAAACAGAAAGATCGCTACGAAAAGAAATTACAAGTCGCAATTGATGAGGCGATTGAGACTAAAGAGTTACCTAGTGGTGTCGTAGGACTGGCTCCTGATGGCGATAGAACTGTCACATGGAGATGGATGGGGCCAGTTTATGAAGATACTGCACAAGATAAATTAAACCAATCTATGTTCTGTAGAAA